TTACTCTCTCACTTTATTTATAAATATATTTATACAACAAAAGATGTAAAGTAATGATTAAATGGTTTTTCTCATTTATATTACCCCTTTCAATTATTTTATATACTTGTATAATACCAGTTTGTAACATAACTGGTATTTTTTTATATAATAAAGTAGTAGGGTTATTTTGATTAAAAATAAAATGCTTTGAGTGGGTTACTTGCGTGAAGAGCGTACCACACAAATATTAAGTGTAGTGACTTCTTTTATTATCGTATAACTTTGCTATGTTTTTTGAATAGGGTGCTAAAATGTACCCTTTTTACATATTTACATAAAATAAAAAGGAGGTAATTTAGTGTTATATAAGGGTAAAGATTATTCTGATAATGAAATATTAGAAATATTAAATAATAAAGATAATGACATATTGACATATAAAGAAAAATTAGATGGTGCAGAGGCAAAAATTAAAACTTTTGAAAGTGACATATCTACAAAAGATAACACAATCAATGAACTAAAAATTAAAAATTATGATTTATTAACTAAAGTAACCGTTGGAGTTCCACAAGAACCTCAACAACAAAAAACAAAAATCATATCAATTAATGATTTGATGTAAAATATAAAACTAAGGAGTGATTTAATTGGCAAGCAATGTTGATATTACTAATTTAGTTGCTAGTATGGGTTCTACTGATTTACACACTAGGATAGGTACGGCAACAGAACAAAATATTGGAAATATTGGTACAACTATATTAAACTATAGTGTTGTAAAGAATGAATTTTTAAATGTCCTAGTAAATAAAATTTGTGGACAAATATTCATGAATAAGGTTTATACTAATCCCCTATCATTTTTTGAAAAGGAACCAGTTCCATATGGTTCAACATTAGAATCTGTGTTTACAGATTTAATTCAATCTAAGAACTTTAATGAAAATTTTGGAACTAGTGATGTTTCATCATTAATAGGTGTAGAAACACCACCAACAAAAACAGAATATTATTCAAAGAACTTTGCAAAGAAATACAAAATATCCGTTTCTGACCAACAGTTAAGAACTGCATTCTTGAATCCAAATGGATTACAAAACTTAATTAATCAGGTTCTAACAGTTCCAACAAACAGCAGAAACTTTGACGACTTCCAATTAATGAAAGGTTTACTAGCAAATGCAAGTACAAAAGAAGTAACTTTAGCAACAACATATGCAACAGCAAGTGATGATGTAAAAGCAAAAATGCTTACAAAGAAAACAAGGGCAATAGTTGATAGATTTGGAATGATGTCTAAAATATTTAACATTCAAGGTATATACACATTTACTAATTCTCAAAACATTGTAATTATTACAACGCCTGAAGTTTCTGCAAATCTTGACGTAGAATTGCTTGCAACTGCTTTCAATATGGAAAAGGCAGAAATGGGAAGAAGAATAGTTAAAATAGATAGTTTCCAAAAATACAATGCAACAACTAAAGCATATGAAGCAGATGCAAATGTTGAATTAATGGTAATAGATGAAGACTATATTCAATTTAGAAGAACACTACAAGTTTCTGAAAGCTTTAGAAATCCTGATAAGTTAACAACAAATGTATTTACTCATAATCAGGGTATTGGTGCTGTTTGTGGATTTGTAAATGCTGTAAAGATATTAAACTCTGCAAGGGCATAATTAAAATAAAGGTGCATTAATATGCACTTTTTTATTAATTATAAAAAGGAGGTATTAAATTGGAAACAAGGGTAGTTTTATGTAGTGTTCCAGAATTAGATGTAAATCACAATCATACTTATATCTTTGAAAATAAAGATAAACAACTTCAATTTTTTAATTCTAAAGCAACAATGTCTTTTAATGATGTATTATATCAAAAAGATAATGATAGTATAAAGATTGATGTAACCTATGGCAACACTCGTTTAATGGCAAGCAACTATCTTTATTACATTAACCCTGATGATAGCGTAATACATTATTGCTTTATATTAAACAAAAAGTATATCAACGAAAATACCACACAATTATTCTTAAAATTAGATGTAATGCAAACATATTTAATAAATGTTGATTATTATCTAAATAGTTGTTTCATTGAAAGACAACACATGAATCCTACATTTTCAAGTGGTAAACCTGACTTAGATGTGTTAAACCGTCCTGAAGATATAGAATGTGGTGAATATATAGTTAGGAATGTAACTAATTTATATAACTTTACAGATAAGGGTGGTTATATAGTTGCCAGTACAGACAAACTTTCAAAAAGAGGTAATAATACTGGTGTAGGTGACCCTGAACCTGAAACACCACAACCACAACCACAACCTACAGTAGACGGAAATGCTATTGTTAATTCTGCAAGGAAACTTATCGGTAAACCTTATACTTGGGGAGGTAATTACCCACCATTAGGCGAAAGTGCCGGTACAGATTGTTCCGGATTATGTCAGTGGGCATACAACGACAATGGTATAAGAATCCCAAGAACAACTTATGACCAAATTAACGTTGGTAACCAAGTTGATGGTGGTTCACTTCAACCGGGAGATTTAATTTTCATGAATTTTTCAGCTCCTAATACACCGGAACACGTGATTATGTTTGCACATTATAATGACAATGGAACTTTTACGGCTATAGAGGCAAGGGATATTGGAACATACATTAGTGAATATACATGGTATTGGCAAAGTGATTTTGTAGCAAAAAGATATATTAATTTAAACAGTGGTGGTGGTTCTACAACATTTAATGGTGGTGTATCTGCTAAAATTTTCAGGTTCTTGAAAGGATTTGAAGCATTTAGTGCATATGTATATTACGACAGTGGTGGTGTTGCAACACAAGGATATGGAACAACGCAAAATGTTCCTGAATGGAATGAACTTCCAGAACCTTGTAGCGAACAACAAGCAAGCGAGGCAATGTTTAAAACTATGAAGAGATTTGCAAATAACTTATATACCCAAATGAAGAATGACGGTGCAAGCAATATTAAACAAAATCAATTCGACGCATTTCTATCCCTATCATACAATTGTGGATTATATGGTGCGACAAGTAGTCCAATGTATAGTAAATTTATTGCAAATCCAAATGATAGTTCTATTGCAACTGATTGGAAAAGTTATTATATCAGTGACGCCAGTGGTACAGTTTTAGATGGTTTAATTGCAAGAAGAACACAAGAGGCAAACATTTATACTAATAATAGTTATGAATATAGAACCATTGCAATAGTTGGTGGTGGTGCTATATCAGATAACAATGGCAACGGATATATCCCAAGTGGCTGCATAGGAAGTGTTTAGGAGGTGATTGTGTGGGTAAAATAGCAACAACTGATGGTGACAATACTATTTTTAGAAATATTCCTACTGGATTATATTATTACTATATACCGGCAGACGCAAAAGGAATTATGAACTACGGACAATATTTGGGGAACAATCCAAGTATATTAAGTGTTACTTATAGTCCTTTTGCAGATAATGACGTAGTAACTTATACAGAAGTTGACTATGACAATGAAAGATTTAAGGATAGCAATAATACAGTTTGTAAATGTCTTAGAATTGTAGATATACAAGCCGTAAATAAAACAATATTTAGTGAAGGTACTGCAATAGGTATTAGAACTAAAGGTGATATTACTGGAAATTATGATATGAAATTAGAAACATATCCATATAGGTATTACATTTTAACTGACTATATGAATGAACCTTTATTGATAAAACCACAGTTAATAGATAATCAAAACAAATTAGAGGTTAAAATAAAAACCTCCCCAGTTAGTGGAAAATATAGAATGTCTGTGTCTGGTTATAAAGGTGATACAACTGGTAAGTTAGAGGGTGTAAATTGTAATCTTACTTACAATTTACCATGTTGTAGTTCTGCATATTCAGAATTCTACGCACTTAATGGAAATAGTTTCAATCAGGGAATAACTAATAGTTTGATTGAAAATGACGTAAGTTTAAAACAAAATACTGCAACAGTAAACTTAAAAAATTCACAAAATATGCAGAGTAATTCTCTAAATAACATGACTGGTTTATTAGGAATGTTACTTAGTGGTATTACTGGAAATATTGGAGGTGTTGTTGGTGGTGCCGGTGGACTAGCAAACAATGCATTAAACAGATACCAAACACAACAAACTACAAATTTGAATTTAAACCAATTAAATGAAAGTGGTAAAGTAAAAGAAAATGAAATTATATCCATGAAAAATGCTAAAGTAAATGACTTAATTAATTCTCCGGCTTCATTAAAAACTGCCGGAAATGATGCAGTATATAATATGATGATAAATGACAGAAAAATTGATTTAATAGAATATAGTATTACCGACCCTTACATGGAAAGGATAGATAATCATTTTAAAAGATATGGATATTCATACAATGATTGGGATACTCCAAATATAAGAACAAGAAAATATTATAATTATATAAAAACAAGTGTTTGCAATATAGCAAGTACGAGTATGATACCATTAGAATATTTAGAAGAAATAAAAGATATTTTTAATTCAGGAATAACTTTTTGGCATAAAGATAGAGGTGCAAGAATTTTAAATTACAATGTGAAAAATGAGGTGGTAAAGTAAAATGAGTAAAGCAAATCAAATATTATTAGAACGTGCTAATGATTTAACTTTTATTAAATATTTTACACAATTCTTTAATTTATCACTTAATATTTTTAAGTGGGAAGACACTGGTGAAATTGAAAGCAGATTTATTGAAAGAACTTTAATAGAAAATGGTTATTGTTTTGTTTATTCTGACCCTGATTATGGATTAGTTTGCATGCCTTGTACAACAGTTGGATTAAATATTTATAATGAACCTACGCAAATTCAAATTACCTCACCTTTAATAAGTAAAACATTAAATGCTAGTGATGGAGTATTAATTTATAATAATTATACAAAAACTGGATTAATGCCAATAATTATAAACTATGTAGACAGATTAACAGAAATAGAAACAACAATTAACACTAATATATATCTACAAAAAATTCCATATATATTTTTAGCAGATAAAAAAACAGAAAAATCAATTCGGGAAGTAGCTAGTCAAGTAACAAACAATGAACCTGTAATAGTTGTAAAAGCTACTTTAGCAGAAAACTTACAAAATATAACTTTAAATACTAACTTTGTTGCAGATAAGTTACTTAAATTAAAACAACAAATAGAAAATGAGTTTCTAACATTTATAGGATTAAATAACAATTCTCAAGCAGATAAAAAGGAAAGAATGTTAGTTGATGAAATTAACGTAAATAATGATTACATTAATAGGAATGTTGACATACTTTACAATGCAAGAGAATTAGCGTGTGAAAAAATTAATGAAAAGTTTGGTGTTAATTGGAAAGTTGTAAGGCAGAATAATATGAGTGAAAGTTTATATAAAGAAGTAGACGACGGAGGTGAAGCAAATGAGTAAAACCACCATTGAACTTAGATTTTTAAAAGGATATATGTTTAAGTTTGATTATGATTATTATATGAAAGGATTGGTAAACGACGAGATTTATGAACAAAAGAAAAAAGAATTTGAAAGTAAATTCTTAAATCATTATATGTTTGATGAAATTTGTGTAGATACTCCCGATATGTTTTTTTATATGTTAAAAGATTATTTAGATAATTCATTTAAAACTTATAATGAATTATATAAAACTGAGTTAGAAGTTGAAAGACAAAACATTAATTTTTTGTTAAATAAGGATTTAACAGAAACAAATACTTCAACCGTGGAAAGCATATTTGATAATACTTCTACAACTTCAGGAAAAAATAGTTCTGAAACCGAGGGTGTTGCACAAGAAGAATTCTTAGATACTCCTAGAACTGAATTACAAAATAAAAAGTATACTACTTCAATTAATTTAAACAGAAATCATGCTACTGGAACATCTAACGGAACATCAGAAGGTAAAAACAGTGGTAAAACTAAGAATACTGCAAACAATACGTTAATCAGTAGAGGTAACATAGGTATAACAAGTTCAGCAGAACTGCTACAAAAGTGGCGTGACGTTATACAAGATTTAGATAAACAACTTATAGACGGAGCATACGACTTATTTATGCAAGTGTTATAATATTTAAGTAGGAGGTAATTATATGTTAAATGAATTTTTAAATATATATGAAAGTGGTTTAAGAGACGCAAATGCAAGTTTAACTATTCCTGAAGCAATTCATAGAATTGTAGAAAAAATAAACTTACTAATAAAACATTTCAATTTATTAGAAGATAATGTTAATGGTTCTATTGATGACTTTAGCGAAAAGATAGAGTATTATCTTAACAATGGCATGATTGATGAGGTAAGCAAAAAACTTGACCAATTTGTAAAAGACGGCACACTAGCTACAATAATAAATGAACAAGTATTTACAGATATTAACAATCAAATAACTGATATTAAGTCAGATATTTCAGCTTTTAAAGAATTATATAATACTAACAAAACTAATACCGATAATGCAATTACTGCAAACACTAATGCAATAACTGAAAATGGTACAAAAATTCAAAAAAATGCTGATGAAATATCTAAAATCCATACATGGGTTGGTACAGTAGAAGATAAAATAGGTGTTATTAAAAATGACTATAGTACAGTAGAAGTGGTTTACCCATCTGAAACTGGAATAGTGCAAAAATATATTTTACACGACGACAAAATGGCTAAGATAAAAAAACAATATATTGATTGTTATCTAACTGCAAAACAATGGCAACAAGCGTGGGAAGATATAAACAATACTTCTAATAATAATAATGGTGGTATATGGGTGCCTTTATATTGGGCAATAACTAACAAAAATGTTATTGACGCAACAATGACTTTAAGAAAACTTAATAAATGGAATTGGCAGTCTTTAGGATATAGTAAAGTTGGTATTTATGGAATAGGTAACATAAACGACAATGGTTGTTATGTTTATGTAGAAAATAAAAAGCCTGATGAAAATACAATTGAACTCACTTTTACTATTTGTATTACTGAAACTTATCAATAAGAGAGGTGATAAAAATGTCAGATTTAAATAACTTATATAATAACCTTACTAATTTTTATAATGTTAATGATGAAAATTTTAAGGAATTTATGGCAAAATTTTATGAAGACGTGTTAATGAATCACAGAGATATTGAATTTGTAAAAGAGCATATGCCTGAAGAAATAGGAAAAAAGGTTGAAAAATATTTTACAGATGGTAATTTTAATGCAAATCAATTACAAATAAAAACAATGATAATATTAGGTAATTATAAGACACGACCAATTTCAGGTGTAACTGCCGGTGCTATAATTTATGATAGTACATTAAACAAACCTATTTACTGGAATGGTACTAAGTGGTGTGACTTTACTGGTAAACCAGTTTAAGGTTAATTTTAAAAGGATAAATGTGGTGATAAATATGGAAGATATTTTAAACGCTATTAGCACAGTTGGTTTCCCTATTTCAATGTGTGGTGCATTTGGATATGTATTAGTAGTAATAATTAAGAAACTATTAGCACAAATAGACGCGTTTGGTACAAGCTTAGACAAATTTAATAGTACTTTAATAAGCATGGATAAAAGATTAGAAGAGATAGAAAACGATATAAAAAATAAATAAATTGTTTCACGTGAAACATTATAAAAATTGTTTCACGTGAAACAATCTTATATGAGGTGAATTTATGTATTATGATTATGATAAAATAAGTAGCTATAATGCAACTTTTAACATGATAATAACTAATAGGGGATATGGAAAAACCTATGGTGCTAAAAAAAGAGCAATAAATAAGTTTCTTAAAAAAGGTGAACAATTTATTTATGTTAGAAGATATAAATCAGAATTAAAAAAGGTAAAAGATAAGTTTTTTGAAAAAGTGAAAAATGAGTTTCCTGAATGTGAATTCGAGGTAAAAGGATATAATGTATATATTAACAAAAAACTTGCCGGTTATTTAGTTCCCTTATCTACTTCACTTTCAGAAAAATCCAATGAATATCCAAATGTTACAACAATCATTTTCGACGAATTTTTGATAGATAAAGCATATATACGATATTTGGATAATGAAGTCGAAACACTTCTTGACTTAGTTTATACAGTACAACGTGAAAGAGAAAATGTAAGAGTTTACTTATTAGGTAACAATGTTACTACGGTAAATCCTTACTTTGAATATTTCAATTTAAACCCTAATCCAAACGAAAGGTTTTCATTATATCAGAATGGAGAATTAGTAGTTAGCTATGAAACTTCTAACGAGTTCATTAATAAAATGAAAAATACAAAGTTTGGGAAGTTGGTAAGTGGTACCAATTACGAAGAGTTTGCAATTGAGAATAAATCTCAAAGAGATAATAGGAGCTTTGTTTCTAAATTACCAATTAGTAAATGTCACCCACTGTTTAGTTTAACATTAGATGGCAAAACAGTTTTTGTGTACTGGATGGCTGATTTATTTTATTTTTCTAATCATGGTACAATCATGTCAAACTATGTGTTAGATGGTGGTTCACATAGTGAAAACATGATACTATTAACCTCTAAAGAACCAATGTTAAAAGGTTTAGTAAAAGCATTTAGTCAAGGGAAATGTAGGTTTCAAACACAAAGTTTAAAAGAGTTAAGTTTGGAGATATTTAAAAAGATAGGTTTTAATTATTAAAACCTATCTTTTTTATTTTACATTATTTTTTCTTTTATTGTTTTGAAATGTCTCCATAAAGTTTGTCTTGAAACACCAGTTAATTCCTCCATTTCACTCATTGATAATCCATGTAATTTATAAAGACATAGTGTTTTTTCTTTTGGTGTAAGTTCTGTAAAAACAGATAATTCTTTATAAAAATCTTCCTTACCTATATTTTCATATGCGTTTAAATCATTGTTAAATTCATCTTTAGTTATTAATTCACTTTCATTAGAAGTAAACAAATCTATTTTTCTTTTATTTTTTCTTAACCTCTCACGTAATGCACCGGCACAATATTTGCAATTAGTAATGATAAAAGTTCGTTCTTTTGAAAGTGTATCATCATAAATATCGTAATTCTTTAAAAAGAATATTATCACTTCATTTGTAAAATCATCAACGTCATAATTTTTATATAATATTTTATTTTTTTCTTTATTATATTCATTCCTTGCAATACCACAAATAAATTCATAATTTTTATTTATAAACTCTCTAATTTTCATAAACCCTTACCCCTTTTATTTAAAATATATTCTCTCTGTAATTTTATATGGTTGCTCAATCATGCAACTACCGTGTTTTACTATTTTCATCTTATTGGATTTAATTAGTCCTGGAATTGATTTAGTACATTCTTTATCAAAGAAGTAGTAAACAGTTCCATCATAAGTATTCTTTTTGTATTCTTCAATTTGTTTATTATCGAGTTTGCAAATAGCAAAAACATCAATGTCGTCAACTTGTTTCATTATGTTATCGGTTAAACCACAACATTTAATTATCCATTCATCTGTTTCCTTATCTTTTTCAGCGTATCTTTTTGCACCAAGGTATTTAAAATCATTGAATTTTAATTCATTTGCCCAAGCACCAAACTTAGTGTCATGTATTTCAATACCTTTTACAGTGTTTCCATAAAGATGAATACTATCAGTGTCACAATACATGAACACTTTATAGTTACAGTTTATACCTTTTACTAATTTTTCCTTAGAATAAGAAGTGATAAATGTTGCCATTGGTAAGTAAACTGTTTCGCTTATTATATCATTGTGAGTGTGTGCAACTTGAAAAATTCCATCATCTACTTGAATATATGTTATTTCATTTACACCACACATACCAAACTTACCGTATAAACCATTTAACCTAAGTTTCGCTAAACTTCTACCGGCTCCTTTTTGTGTCTTTTTTATTTCACTCCAAAAATCAATATAAGATTTAAATAGATTGTATGCTCCATGAAAACCTACATGACCACCTAACTCGTATGATTTTACGTCATAACACTCAAAAAGTAAGTCTAAAAGTACATTTGTTAATCTTAATTTTATTGTAACTCTTTTACCATCTACTATATTATTTGGTTGTACTTCAACACCGTTAAAGCTAGGATTATCTTTAATCTGTAACCATGCCATTTTATTTGGTTTCACGTCTAAAGAGTAAATTGTTATTTCTTGAATATAAAGAGGATAATTCTTTTTATAGTTTTTACTCATTTCCATATATGGTTTTTCACAGTAGTTGCCTTTGCCATAAGGGAGTAAACAATCTTTCATTCTTGAGGGATATAAACTATTAACGTCATAAACTCTACCCTCTCTATTTTTTCGCTTTGAAAACTTTGCAACATTTTCTTTGTGAACTGTACATAATCCACCAAAATAACTCTGTCGTTCCCAAGCATCTTGAAAATAACTTTCAGTAGGATATAAACCAAGAAAAACATTTTGTGCCATTTCATCATGGTCTTTGTTTATATCTTTACTGTAAAATTTAGTTTTTAATAACAAATAGTTTTCAACTTGGTTGTATACTTCTTTATTATCAAATGGTGGATTTTTTTCTATAAAATCATATAGCAACATTGATTTATAATCATGAAGAGATTGACCTGAATTAGTTAATCTTGTGAACTTAAATGTTTTTCCTGATAAAGTTAATCCATCTATTTTTAATGCTTTTACTAAGTAAGATAATCCAAAAACGTCGTCATAAATATACTTTTTCTCTTCAGTATTTAATACATCATTTGGTGTTCTTATTTTCTCATAATCTAAACCATCTTTACCTAAATCTAAACCTAAGAAATCTTTACAACATTTTTTTAAACTATATGGAACTAATTTATAAGTATCATAAAAGTTTATTGTAGTTGTATCACTCATTAGAGTTAACTTATAAAACACTCCATCTTTCATGGTAATATCATATTGAAATGGTTTCATTACTTTACTTTTACCATTATAAGCATAGTTAAGTTCTTTCCTTGTTTTTTCAAACCAATCATATTTTTTAAGAGTGTAATACTCTTGTTGTTTCGCATTATTTCCATATTGTTCAATGTAATTTATAATCATTGGTTTCATATCATATCCACAATTGTGAGCGTATAAGTTTACAACTTTACAAGGTAATGAAAGTAATGTGTTTAAGCATTCTGCAACATCATTAAAGTTATAACAAATGTTATTCTGAATGTCACAACTCATGAAACTTAAAGAATAAGTGTACATTTCTTGTTTTGATTCATCAGTAGGACACGCTTCTATATCAAAAGCAAAATTGCTTTCATCATCAAAAAGTGTTTGTAATTGATTTTCAAAAAAGTATTTTCCAATTCTTTCGTGACAATACTCTAACAATTTGTTTAGATTTTCCGTTTTAACTCACCTCATCATTCTTACCATAATTAATCAAATTGTTCATTACCTGATTATATGCTTTAAACTTATATGCAGTTGGGTCTTCAGAATTTTCATACTTTTCTTTAATCTTGTTTAAAGCTTGTTTTATTACAAGTTCTTTTTTAAGTCCTGATAAACTGTTAAAATAGTCCATTAGTGTATCTATATCTTTTTCTGAAAGCTCGTCGAATAGTTGACCTTTTAAATACTCGTTTTCGAACCAATCTGTGGCACCTTTGTTTTCAATAAACCAGTTTTCAAAATTTTTAACTGTCATTCCTTTAGTTAATTCTTTCATGTACTGTAAATGCTCTTTCCTTGCGTCGTTATCTGAAAAATGTAATCTTTTAAAACTTTTGTGAGCAAGTATAAGATTATCATTATAATTGTCAAATGTCTTGTTTCTTCCCATGTATGTTATTGGTTTACCAGTAATGTAATTCCAATCTTTAACAGTAAAGTCATATTTTTTACGTACTATACTGCTTACTATATCAACTCTTTCATTAAATAGTTTTATCTGTTGTTTAATAGCTCTATTTAGTTTTTTAGTTTGTTGGTTATATATTTGTTCTTCATGTTGTCTGTTTGATATTGATTTTAAAAGTTTATTTTGTAAAGTTTTAAATTGTTTTTGTGTGATACCTTTACTTAAATATTTTGGAACTTTTAAACCAAACTCTTTAAGTTTTTTAGTGAAGTAATTTGTATCTTTTTTACCTCCGGTAAATTCTCTGTTAGATATAGACGTTTTTTGCCTTTTTAAATTCATAAACCCTTTTCCCCCAAATAAAATTTATTTTAGATAATTATCATATCTTTCCATTTGTTGTCTTTCTACGCATTTTCTTGTTTGTTCTTGTTGCCTTAGTTTACTAAGATAAGTTTCCATTTCAGGTGATAACCTTTCATATATAAAGAACTCATGTATACAAATTTGCCCACCTGATAACCTCCAAATACCTTTATATGTTCCGGTTTCTTTATCCCAAACTTTGTAATATCTTGCTTTTTTCTTACCTCCTGAATGAACACCATTTCTTGCCATTATATAAACCCTCCCTAAATATTTATGCTAGAATATATCTAACTATGTACTGGGAGTTTAAAACTCCCTATTCTACATAAACATATTAACAAATTTTGTTAAGACGCCTAGTAGTGATAAATAAATTACTAATTCTATTATTGTTCCGGCAATAGAGGTTGTGTGCTCTACCTCTTTACTAATATATTCATTTTCATTGATTTTTGTTATTCTCTTCATAAATTATATTCTCCTTTTCATAATCTCTTATTATTTCAAGAATCATTGATATACGGCAATGAAACTCTGTAAGATTATATTTACAGTTTTTACATGCTTTTCCTTTACAATAATTATTATATAACACCTCTGAAACTAAATCTGATATGGTTTTTTCTGTTTTTTTCTCCATATTAACCTCCTATTAATTATTACTATACCAATTGTCATATACTACTTTTTCTTTTAATAGTTCCTGAATTAAACAATCTTTGCAGTAAAGTTTACCATTAAACCAATACATTTTACCTTTGTATGAACTTGGTTTCTTGCAGTTTGAACAAGTTGCATAATCTTGAAGTTCCTTTTCGGTTATTTCAACATCAACACCATAATTATTTTTCATAATTTTCATTCTCCTTTTCACTGTTTTTTATTATATTAATTATATCTATTAAGTAACAGGTAGAGTGTGGATTATAAAATGGACATTCATCACAACATCTACCTTTACAACAATCTTTTATCAATAAATTAATTAATTCATATTTCATTTTATTTACCCCCTAATATTTATTGTTGTACAAATACTGGATTATTAAAATTATTATCTAACCAGAATTCATATTCATCTATGGTGTTTATTGTGTGTCTAACTCTTGTAATTAGATTACTACGGTCAGCGTTTAATTTTGGTTTACCAAATATATCGTATACATATTCATATGTGTATATGTCACCGTAAATTTTGTCTTGTGCTTGTACTGGACTTGAACCAATAATAAATAATACTGCTAAGATACTAATTAATATCTTTTTCATATTATCACCTCTTAATATCAAATATTACATTTGAAAAATCAGATACAAATTTAACACCAGTTTCAGTTACAAATAATCCTTCATATTTGTTATTACCTAAAGGAGTGATACATAAACATTGAACTATTTCACCTTTTAATATTAATACTCCATTTGCATTAGTAATGTTTTTGGTTGTAATACCTATCATAAAATCACCTCTTATTCAATTACTCTTATTAATATTGTATTTTTGTCTTTACCAATGTATTCATAACAATAAACGTTTAAATTTTCTAAATATTTATAATATTTATTAA